CATATTGTTTTGTTGCAGCGTGTAATGCATTGACTGGGTCAGCATGTAATGTCAAGAAATTAGTCATCGTATCGCCAGAGATACTTACTGAAGTATTATCGACATATTGTTTAGTTGCTGCTTGAAGTGAAGTGGTGGGGTCAGCATGTAATATCAAACCACCAGTAAGAGTTCCACCAGTGAATGGGAGTTTCGTATCGGCATATTGCTTTGGAACTGCATGAAGAGCATTTGAAGGGTTTCCAGATAATGTCAATAAACCAGTCATCGTATCTCCAGCAAGTTTTACGTAATATGTATCAGCAGTTGTTTTGTTTAGTTTCAAATTGATTTGATAATCGATTGCATCACGAATTTGAGTAGTTGAACCATAACTTGGAGTTAATGTCCCCCATTCAATAATTGCCCGTGTTTCATCTATCAAATCATTTAAAAATTCCTTGGTAACAACTGTTGCTTTAATACCAAGTGCCAAATCTTGGTCTCGGAAATAACCGATGTTGCCTATTGCATCATTTGTTGGTCGAGTTATGACCGCTGTTGAGTGTTGAATTTTTCCTAACATTTAAAATCCTTATTTGATGAAGTTTTACCAAGTTTTAGTTGTAACTGGGTTATATGTTACGTACGTGTGTGCTGGTTTAAGACGGTTAATTAAACAATGTACGAAAGTGTCATTGGTAAGTTGAAGATGTTCTCCAGCAGTTGATAAACCTGCTCGAAAGAAAGTCGTATGAGTATCGACATAGTTGACTAAGAAAGTATGCGTGTTGGGTGAAGATTCAACTATTTGCACGTCATATCCGTATAAAGTACACATGTCTTGTAGAAACTTGAGTGTTGCTCCTCCTTGAAGATTCCAAATAGCAACTACTTCTGCTAATTTCTCTTGAAATGTTTCTGGTTCTCCGCGACATGGATCAGGTAATCCTGCTTCATCACGTCTAACTTGTAACATCTGTGCCATAGTAAGGGGATTTGCTTCAGCAACTAACGCTTCTGCTGAGTTGTGAACTCGTTCAAGTTCAGCACCCAATCCTTTCAATAATGAGTCAAGATTGGAACCGGGCAGAGCGGCAAACGCTAAACCTGGAGGTAACAATTTCTTTAGGAGTTGGTCATATTCAAGTATTAGGCCCATGTGATAACTCCGAGTACTGGAATTTGCCCAGTGGTGTATGTCACATCGGCACTTGGTGAAGTAACTCGATGGTAGTCGGTACCTGTTGCAAGTGAGATAGCATCCCATATCCAACTCAATCGAATAGTTCCACCCGGTTGGCCTTTTCTTTTCAACATTTCCGTTATTTCAGCAATTGCATTGTTTTTTACTTCAGTCGTATTAGGAGATAAACCAGTGACTGTGATATTCAATGAAACTGGAGTTGGAGCAGCGGCAACAACAGTGGCAGTAATTGGTTTCACGGTATTCAAATAGGTTTGCATACTTGTGACATCACCAGAAACTGGAATTCCGTTTGAATAAGTTTCATCCATTACAAAACGAACCGTGACAGTTCCAGCACCTCCTTCAAGTGGATAACTCCAAGCACGAGTTACACCCGGTTGGGATAAGGCCCATTGAATATAATCAGTTTTATTGCCACCCATTGGAGGATTTTGGATGCGCAACTTGATACGTGCTCGATATTCATCATCTGTCTCAGCTGATGTCCCACCAAAAGTACTAATAACAGTAACTGCTGTGTTGATGCCACTTAGACTTGATACAAGTGATAAAGAGGTTCCGGCCGAATAGTTATAATCTACACCGACATCAAGTGCTTTTACGTTTGCAACGACTGACCCAGCACCAATCACATAACTTGCAGTCGTTGCAAACTGAAGACCTGATGCCGATTGAACGACTGTGCCTGCTGGAATAGGTGAAGCGGCTAAACCACTGAAAGTGACTGTGCCGGATGCATAAGTAGGAATTTTACGAATAATTCCAAAAGTATTGCCCCATTTGTCGAGGTTTTCGTCTTCACAATCGAGAACGTTTGTCTGACGAGCAATGAATTCTTGAAACCCATAAAGTTCGTATACTGAACCAATAAGTGCTTGTGCCAATGCATTTAGAGGTGTGAATCGAATTGATGCGTTTTGACCGGGTAGAGCGTTATTAATGTCACTTAAAACCCGTTGTTCTATTTCAGAAATAGTGGGTGTAGTAAAACCACGATATCCGTTTGCCATAAAGTTAATCCCTCATATGTTGCCATAAATCCTCAAATCTCATATTAAGAGAATATCCATCGTTTTTGTTAATTGAAATATTGCATTTGATTTTGTCGAATTCTTGCCACACCATTACTTCAACACTTCGACATATTTTGTCAGTAATTAGCCATTCCAGTGCTTCCTGGAGTATTTGTTGAATACGTGGTAATGTTTTAGGTAATATCTTTGCTCGCATTTGTGTCCATAATTTAGAACCAACATTATCTGCCCACCATCCATAACGAATCCCACCTTCTGCTTCAGCAGAAGTACCGCGTGACCAACAAAATATTGACATCAAGATTGCTGAAGATAGCGGATCACCTTCGGTAAAATTAATGTCACACGTACCAAATGCTGCGTGATCTATGTCTGAAATGTAATTGAGATACATATATTTCCTTATGTTGCTTTTAATAATTCAGCCATCATCATTGATTCAAAATCGACAGACTGAACTGTTGAAATAATAATATTAAAGAAATCAAGATAAGGCGCCTCATCATAGGAGGTGGTTTTTTCGAAATCGTAAACCAATTGAATTTCTCCACCTTTTAATTTCTTCCAAATTCCTTTTGTTCCATTTATTTCTTTATAAAAATATCCACGTTTAAGTGATAAAGCAGAAGGTTTTTGTGACTTGGTAATTCTTCCAGATTTACCTCGTGCTGCGTTAATTGGAACAGCAATATTATTTGAACTAATCGGTTTACGAACTCCACCTTCAACCAATCGTTCACCAAATTTCACTCGTTCCAATAATCCAATTTCTGCTTGAAGATTTGATTTACGTGCTGGTTCAACTTGGGTTGAATTCTTTAGGAAATTAGTCGTATTATTCAAGTCAGTTTGAATTTTTTGTTGAACTGCCATACGAGCGGCAAATGTCACTTTATTTAAAGCACGACTTGCTGCAAATGGATACTGCTTTAAAAACTCTTTTGATAGCAAATTTTGAAGACCGTTATCGGTTAACTCGATTTTAATTGACATATGACTATTTATTATTTTTACAAAATTCCCAAAAACGAGCACCAATTTAAAAAACAATGTTTAATTCTGGTAATAAACTTTTAGTTATTATTATAGAAAACAACTAAAAGTTTATTACCAGAATGCCTCAAAAAAGCACTATTAGATAAGAAAATGCGTTTATATCAAGATATGTGATATAACTAACTACTCCAAAGTTTATTACCAAGTTGAGAAATTTGTCATCGATTATTGATCGATGCCAGATATGTTTTGAATATCAGTGTTGGTCAATCGTTTTGGCCAGTAATACAATCTATTTATAGTTCCATTTAGGAAGGCATCCGTGTTATTGCTATTACCAATAGTCAATCGTTTTGGATTACTTATCAATGTCACTGATGCATCAGTGGCAACAGTGGATCCATTCACAGAATAAGCACTATCATTTGTTTTATACCCAAATACTGCACTTGACATTGAACCACTTGTAATAACTGTGCTTGTAAATGAACTTGATGCACCATTTGAAACATTATCAATAGCAATACCCGTCAATGAGTTTGGATAATGTAAAACCATTCTATCGGTAACTGTGCTCAAACCTTGTAGTTCAAAAACTCGTGGATATGTTCCGCTTGCAATAACTTTCTTTTTACAAGTAGCAAATAAAGTACCTTCAGGTTGATTGAACCAAGTCCCTACATCAATAGAACACACGTCTGCTTGACGTGTAGTGGCTGCACTTGAAATTACATCTGCTGACCTTGTTGCAGTTGAACCATAAGTAGGAATATAACTGGTCAAATTACCCATTTCTAACTGACATCCCCATACATAGAAGTTATCAGTTACTGCTCCAACATAACTTGGTGCTCCGGAGACGCCACAAAAATGAAGTCTAAAATAACGAGACGTATCACTTGATGAATTGAAGGTAATAGTTTGGGAAATACGAAACCAACCATTTCCATAAGGCACTATTGAATATCTTTGTGTTGCGTTTGCTTGACCAGATAAAACAATAGAACCACTTGCTAAGTCAAAAACCACATATCCATTATTTCCAGTAGTTGGTGATGAATATGAAGAAATACGGACATATCGTTGATTTCCCCTTTTGACAAACCAACTTGCTGTCGATGTGTTATTTGACCCAGTTGAAACGACTGCTTCAAAATAATGTTCGACTGATGATGTAGTATTGATAGCCAATAAGTCAGCAGTATATGACCCGTCAGGTGCAGGTGCTTGATTTGCAGTGGCAGTACAATTGGTTTTTGTCCAGTAAGCATTATCTATTGCTTGAGAATAAGTAATAAGATTAGTTGCAGCAGGTTCAGCAAGTACCCCATTATTAACTTTTGAATAAGCATTATAATGAGGTCGAGTTCCACCTGTGGTCAAAGCAGTTGTAGTAGTCGTTGAATATGTTTGAAGAGGGCCAATGTTTGCTTGAGCACCCCAGATATAAGCACCTGAAGTTCCATTTCCTGTGTAGGTTGAAGTAGAACCATTATTCAATCGCACTTCAGCAAAATATGAACCGGTATTAGTGGCAGTAAATGATAATGAAACTCTTGACCATCCAAAACCAGCATCTTCTACTGAATAAAACACCTGTCCAGTATTAAGACCGGATAATTGAAGAGTTGCCGTTTTATTCACTAAATTAACCGGATTGAGTGTGCAGTAGTTTGTTCCAGTGTAAACCAAGATTGAAAGATTGTTTCTTTCAGCTGATTTTACATAAACCGAGAATGTATAGAATTCACCAGCAACTTGATTGAATGCCTGTTTAACCATATGTGGGTTAGTTGTAGTATCTTCAACTAATTTTGTTCCAGTCAATGTTCTATCAGGTGCTAATGTGATATTAGCCAATGAACCAGTTGAACTGAATGCAAGTAAATTAGTTTTAGTCCAAGCAGCATTAGTAAAGTCTTGAGAATACGTCAGTAAGTTGGTTGGAGTAGTTTTTAGAATACTATCAGTGCTATCAAAATATGTAGCTGAACTTGCACGAGAAGTAAAAGTATCAGTGCTTGGAATATAAGTAGTCGCAAATTCACCTTGCTCTAATTGATATCCCCAAACATATAAACCTGAAGTTCCGTCCCCGGTATAGGTGTTTGACGTTCCATTATGTAATTGAATGCCACCTGCTCCAGAACCTGAACCTGTCACGGTTGCAGTAGCAGTAACTGCTATTTTATACCACCCGTTTCTATAAGCAGTAATTGAATAAGTTGGAGTCCCTAAAAGAACTGAAGCGGTTCCTGCTGATGCGTCAAAAAGGATGTAATGACCTGGAGCACCAAAATAAGTTGAGTCCAATCCAAAAATACATTTTGTTCTTTCCCCCGCTTTGACAAAGATACTTGTTGTATATGTCAGTCCCGAAGTAATTGATGAAACCTGGCTCAACCAATGATTGACAGAAGCAGTTGCAGTTTCGACTATTTTTGTTCCAGTATAAGTTCCATCAGGTGCCAACACCCAATTTGGAACTATTGACAGATTTCCTTTTGCCCATGCAGCATTGTCAAACTTCTCTGAATAAGTATGAAGATTAGTTCTGCTTTCTTCAATCAACAAACCTTCGGAGTCACCTGTAACAGTGTCATGTGTAAAACGAGCAGTATTATTAGGTGCATATTGAATATAACCTGAACTATCAACATAAGTAGCAGGTGATGCACGATTGAATGTCAATGATTGTGGAAGTCGTTTTGTTCTTCCAAACTCATAAACTAATGTTGGATTGGGTAATGTCATTTATTTAGTCCTATTATTAGAGTGTCCATGTATGATTTCCAATTTCTGCTAATGAAGTGGCATTTCGTATTTGCTCACAAAAAACGTTCGATTGATTTCTAATTCCTTTTATCCAATCCCAATTATCAAGTAAATTGTTGAACTCGGTTTCTTCCTCAGGTGTTAGTGTATTCATTTGTAGTTCAATTACACGGGCCAACATATTATTTTGTTTCCAAAGAGGAAAGGCATTGAGAATAATGCTACTTGCTTCATTATTGATTAGTTCTATTTGCTTTTCTATATAATCAGGTGTAAGTATTTCTGCATCAGTTTTTTGAACAAATATTCCATCAATTAGTTTGTATTTACTTATTTCACTAATTGGAATAGTGCATATAGCATAAGCAATATCTATTTCATTGAGTTGTAATTCAACTTCATCTTCGGATAAAGATATGACCTTAGTAATATTGCCATTTATGTCTGAGTAAGCGTAAGTATTATGCATATGTGTCCATGACTGTTAGATTTACTTCAGTTGCGGTTTTATTTGAACCTGAACTCTGTGAGATACAAAAATGAATGTTTATAGTTCCACTTACAACAACAATATGTCCAATATAAGTATATATGTCAGAAAATGATGGGTTGTAAGCGACTATTCTTGATATAGTCGCTGAAGTGTTTTGTGAATTATTATTTACCGTACTATAGTAAGATAATAATCCAATTTCCCTTGATACCGATACATCTCTAGTTGTTGGTAGTGATACATAATTACCTGCTCCAGAATTCCAATAATATGCTACTGCACCACCAGATTTTTCTACTGAGAAACCTATTTGTCTATTTGAAACAGAACCTGCACCACAACTCCCAGTCATATTCAAAATCAAAATATCGCCGTCATCTCTATGAGTAAATGTTTTTGCCAACGATACTGCTGAGCTAAATGTTGCATTAGTCAATGTCCCACCTGTTGCGGCAAATGCATATGAGTATTTATTCAATGAATTATTGACTATCTTACTTGCAGTGAGAGTTTTTGCTTGGATTTTAGATGCGTTCAAACTACTAATATAGACATCAGCAATAGCGCCGGTTCCCACATATGTAGAAGCATTAGTTGAAGTTATTTTTTGATTAGCACTGGTTCCTTCACTCCATGGCGATGGAATAGTTTGATTAGCTGACATTTCACCAACAAATGGCATTGTCGCAAATGCATAACTATCAATTTGACCTGCATTAGTTGGTTGCTTTACAACTACCATCCTTACTGTTGCAGCATTAGCAGGTGCTTTAGAGAAATAATAAATTCTCTTGTAACCAGATAAACTTGTTCCACCTGAATGAGTAGCTGCATTTAAATTATCATAAGCAGCTGCCCAATCACCACCACCTAATGATGTTCCTGCTGCATCAAAATATTGATGATGACAATATACTGTACATCTATGAGCACCTGTATAAACCGAGCATTCATAGTTTTTCCCAGGTTCAACATTTATTCTATGAGTGTCATCGTTGTATAAGTATTTGCTAACTCCATCCGGAGCACCTTGACTAATCCAAAGTGTTCCCACATTGGTAGTTGAACGGATATTCCAACCACCTAAGTCTAAACTCCAAGTATCCCACCATCCATCATGTCCTAATGACCAACTTGCATTGAAGCACTTATTATTTCCTGTTCCGGTTTTGTTATTGACTTTTGCCCATTCGACACCAGCATTAGCACCAGTTGATAAAACTATATTTCCTGAAGTATCTCTTATCTCAAGACTACCATAAGTAAGAATGTTTCCGTTTCTATCAATATTCCAACCAGTATAAGAACCGGCATTGAAGTTATAACTTGAGATATTTTGACGAATAGCCGCCGATTTGATAACTGTCGTTCCACCAACTATTTCAAATGGGCAATTTGCAGCAGGTGGAGTAGTTCCTGCTGTGTAATTGACTACCGGGTCAACGACTGCAAATTTATCAGCAGCAATAACGACTGCAGTCGTTGGTGTGCCTCCATTCGATGCACCAGTTGAATTCAATACAATGCCTGATATGGAACCATTGTTATTAACAGTAACCCCCCAGCGAGCATTCAGCCCGTTTGTGGTCGAGGTTAAAGTTGATATTGAAGTAGTATGTCCACCTACTGTCGTTGATAATGTTGTTATTGAACTCGCATTAGCACTATCCCCATTTGCACGGGCGGTTGCTTCAGTAGTAATTGCTGCAGCGTTAGTTGCTATTCTTGTATCAGATGATTCCGTCCAAGAACTTCCATCCCAATACTTAACGATATTTCCGTTGGAAGTATCAATCCACACATCTCCCACAGCAGAAGCAGTAGGTGCTGTTCCTTGTTTGAATGTCCTGTTCTTTGTATTGACAGTCGCTGTTAGGTTGCTAATAGAAGTTGCATTAGCACTGTCTCCAGTAGTTACAGTTGTTGCCAAATTAGAAATAGTGGCATTAGTGCTAATGTTATTTGCTGTGAAATTACTTTCAAGTTTCTCAAGATGTTGAGCAGTTTGACTATTAGCATCAACCAACACTAATAAGTTGTCAGTTAGGTTTGCCGATGCAGCACCAAAGTTGGACTCGATTAGGTCGATTTTGGCTGAAAGTTTGTTATATGATTGAACTGATGCTGCGGCTGAAGTAGCAGCATTTCCAGCACTTGTTGAAGCACTTGTTGCAGAGTTAGCCGCTGCAGTTGCACTATTACCTGCCGCACTTTCTGATGCTGCAGCAAGGTCCGCTTTTGATTGTGCTAATGCTGCACTATTACCTGCATTGGTTGCATATGTTCCTGCTGAATTGGCAGAAGTTTGAGCGGCTGTTGCCGAGTTACCTGCTCCGGTTGCAGAATTAGCCGCATTGGTTGCACTTGTTGCAGATTGACTTGCAGAACCTGCTGCCTCTCCTGCTTTGGCAACTGCATCTATCTTTGCTTGAATAGCATCATTCATTGCATTGACTGCATCTATCTTTGATTGAGCAGCTGTCAATGCTGATGTTGCAGAATTAGCTGCCGATAGTTCAGCAGTTTCAAGAATAAGGTCGTTATATTCTTGTGCTCTGGCTAATGCTGCAAGTTCATTTGAGAGATTACCTAATTCGTTTTCAAGTAATTTCTGTTTAGTAACTAGTCGATTGAGAGGTTCATTAGTTACTACGCCGGTGATATGAACATCACCTGAAATTGAAAGACTGCCTCCAACAAACAAATCTTTTGCAATGCCAACTCCACCTAAAGTGACTAACGCACCAGTTGATGTGCTTGTTGAATTAGTTGTACTTTGGATAGTAGTAGCCATATGTCCTTATAGATTTACGTTTGGTGCTGAAAGATTGATAGTTGAAGAACTTGAGACGTTGACTGTGCCAGAACCTGATATATTTATTGTTCCAGCAGAAATAGTGATTTGATTCCCATTCAAAGTAATGGTTGCTTGTCCATTAGTTGCAATTAGAGTGGTTCCATCCATCGTAATCGAACAACCTGCTCCATTGATTAGAGTGACCTTGCCGTCTGAAGTCATCTCATACTTACAACTATTGATTTTTAGTAATGAACGAAAAGAATTGCTATCGTCGTCGGTAAAAACAAATCGTTGGGTTGATTGGTCATGAACTGCAGTCGGGGTATCATGAATTGAATAAAGTAATACGTCACCAAATGCTATTGCTCCGTTTGGTCGATAACGTTTATCATCAGTAGCTAAAACTACTTTGTGGTCTGAACCGCCTAAATCGGCAATTACGCATTCTGCACCCCGTCCATCGGATTCAACTGGAACGATGTGACTCGTAAACCCAAAATTTTGATAGCGCTCCACTTTTGAATCAACTTCACCTGCCAAACCTTCAACTTGAACTTGTTGAGTTTTGTTGAATGGCCCATCGACATAATTAATCACGCCTTTACGAATTTTCATTCAGGGTCACCATCTTGCCAAAATTGTGGAGAAACTGATTTACCAATTTTCTTTTTAGCCTTTGATTTAGGTTTGTTTTCTGGTTTTGGGTCTTTGTGGAATGCTTCTTTCGGGTTGAATTTCAATGTGGCAATTGTTCCGTTATCATCGATTTTGAAATTGACTTCGGATAAAAGAAGAAACACCTCATTGATTCCACAAATCGGGATACTAATTCTAACTAATGTGTTGGGTTGCCATAATTGACCTGCATTTCCATACCAATCTTGAACATCAAGTGTTAATTCGACTGCCTTTGCTGCGTTTCCTTGTGATTGGAATCTTGCTTTGCGAATTGCATCTTCTTGGTTGAGTGAGGTATCAGCGACCAAAATTGTTTTACGAGTGTTTCTTACTTCCGGGTCAATATGAGTTGCAGATACTTGAGAAGTTTTCTTTCCATACGCTTCGTCTGATGATTTATATTGACCTTTTATCGTCACTTCATGAAATCGATTACTTTCGCTATTCATAAAACGACCACGAAGCACCTTAGTGTTTTCTGTATAACTCATTCGTATTTCGTTTAGTGATTTACCTTTGGCTGTGTTGGTTATGAGTAAGTGTCCTTCTGGGGTATCAGAAATAGTCAATTCGCGTTTTTCGACCAATCGTTCAAGTGCTTGGAATACAGTTTCGCCATTTTGATTAACTTGAAAGGATTCAATTGCATCCTCTGCTTCTCCTTTAATTTGGATACCATAAGGTTTTGCTAAATCAGTTGCTATTTGTTTGATAGTTTGATTTTTGTATGCCTTCGAATTAAGTGCTGAGCAATCAATCAGGTCTTTTGTTTTTGACCTAATTTCAAAACTGTGTTGGTGTGATGTGGCGTCAAAATCAATATCAAAGTTATCAACGTAACCTGTTAGAACTAAAGTTTTTCCATAAAAAACCTTAACCAAGTCACCTGGGCTAACTTCAAGTGGTGATTTCTCAGCGAGTGGGTGAGGAGCGACTGATATTGAGCAATTTGATGCTGCTTTTTCAATTGAACGATTGATGGTAACTGATTTCCAACCTATCCATTCAGTTCCGTTCAATTTAACAATAACTTTTTCACTCACTCAACAACTCCAATTTTGCTCTTGAAACAAAACATGGGTTATGGATTTTATTGCGATCAACTATTTCGTTATGACGAGTTATATCTTCGTATACGTCATATGCAATAACTAACATTGGAACTGGGTCAAGATAATCACGATAAACGATAACTGCTAAGTTAGGAGCACGTTGTTGAATATCCGCTTGAAACAAACCACGTTGGGTACGAAGTTCAATATATGAATTGGTATCATTGAATTCCGTTGCAAGACCAATTACCTTGTCGTAACTACTTAGTACTTGGTTCCAAATTACTTGTGCTTCATTGATAGATTTATATTCAATTAAAGATGCAGCAACACCTGCTTCAATACAGCAGTAAGATTTCAAAAGTAATTCAACACGTTTACCTGCTTCAAGTTGTTCTTTTTGAGAATTAGTATAAGGAGTTAAATGCGCCAGTTTTACATTTACAATATTAATATATGTTTGAAGTGCTATTCTTGCGTCAATCGTATTAGTTTGAAGTGTTTCATCTGGTATTTCTGAAATATATTTATTATTTTCATATTTCAATATAGACCCTTTATTGGAAAAGTCATTTAAAAAAGAAGCAGTAAATGCAGATGATAAAACTGGAAATTGCCAAGGTAGAGTTATATCACCATTCATCAAATCGTTTATTGTATTTGATACAGCTAAAATTGAATAAGGGTTATAAATGCCAGTCATTTCCCCAACGAAATTCATGACGTAATCAGTCGCATATTGAGGTAATTGAGTTATTTTGTATAGTGCTTTGAATGCATCAGCAAGTTTGAATTTTCCACTTGAAGCAGCATCCTGAATAGCACTAATAGTATTTTCCTGTATTGACGGAAAACCTTCTTCAGTAGTTTCATAAAATACTAATGAGAAATCGGCACGTCTTGCTTTATTTTGTTTGTCTTCGGTTACTTCACAACTTCCGACTTGAACAAGCATTTCACCCAAGTCAGGATGAACTAAAATACCTGAGCCAATTTCTTTACATACTTTGATTAGTTTGTCACGGTCTGCTTCCCAATTATCACCTGTTACCCAAGCATTCAGTTTGATGGCATCTTGTAATTTGCCCATGTCTTCCGAATATGGTTTGTCATATTGTGGGAATTCATGATTGGCAACTCGGCGACCAAAAGTGAGCGATGCTGCTTCACAGAAGAAACTTACACCTTTGAAACTTGGTTTAATAAATCTTTTTTGTAATTCTGCTGCCATAATTATTTAGAAGTCCTTCTTGATTGACCTGTGTTGGTATTAATAATTGGTTTGGCGCCACTTGATGACGAAGAAGCATTTGTTGATGCTGTGCCATTTGTAACGCTTGTGTCAATATTATTTGTAATATGAACAACTGGGGCAGGATTATTTAATATTGATTGTTTATTTAATAAAGGTGATGATTTAGTACTATTTAAGTTATCAACTTGTGATGTATTATTTAACCTTGCAGATAATGAAGCACCAATAACCGGAATGCTTGATAATAAATCTGAGAATTTTGTAAGTAACCAACTTTTAAAGGTTTCCCATTTATTTGATATACCAGTTTGGAAATTGATAACTAATTGACCACCTAAATTAACCCATTCAGTTACCCAATTAGTGATACCCATTACAAAACCAGAAAATAGATTATAAATATAATCCATTCCTATTTTAAAACCTTGTTTTACATCTTCCCAATTTGTTACAATATATAATAATGCAGCACCTACAGCAGCAATTAATAATCCCAATGGAGAAAATAAAGCAGTTACCGCTGCTAATACTGTTCCCAATCCACTAATTACAGCAGTTAATATAAAAATTGAACCACCAAGGATACCCAGTACAGGTATTGCAATTAATATGGCATTTGTTAAGGTTTCATGCTGTTTTGCAAAATCAATAAGGGGTTTAAGTAATTTAGTAACTTCAACGCCAATTTTAGGTAAGGCAGTAGTAATTAAATCAAGTTTTTCAGCATATAATTGAACAAGTCCAGATTGTTCTGCAAAGTTGATTGAGACACCTGATAACGCATCTCCGACATTTGATTCTTTGCCAGAAATTGTTTTCATATATTCATCAGTTGAACCGGCATACTTCTTATTGCCTAACTGAGAAATAAACTTCAGAACATCAGCTGGATTTTTGAATACTGTTTCTTTCCCTGTTGCAACATCAGTAAGTTTTGTTTTTCCTTTATCAGAACCTGCTTTTAGTCCAAACTTTTTGAATAAATCGACATCATTACCACCAGCACCCGCTTGAAGTGCCCGAATGAACTCCCCATCGAACTTTTCACCTATTGCAGAAGAGATATTCGTAAAACCTTTGAGTAAGTCGAATGAACCTTCTAACCCAAAGTTTTTGGTCATCGCCCTTGCTTCAGCAAAGTCTTGAACAGCACCTGGAAGTCGTGTTGCCATATCTTGAGTTTTTGCAAACTCTGCTTCGCCTAACTTTGCTTTTTCTTCAGAGGATTTACCTTGCCCGTAAAGGGTTCCAAAACGAGTAACGACGGATTGTTTTTCTCGTAAAGGGTCAAGTCCTTTATAGACTGCATATCCAGCACCTGCACCGGCTGCTCCAATACCTGCAGCAGTTTGTCCAAGGTCTTTTATATGACCGCCGATGTTTTTGATTTGAAACTTCAGTCTATTGAAGTTGATATTGTTGAACGCAGACCTTATTTTTGATACAGCAGATTGAGCAGCAGTTGCAGTTGAATGAAATGCGGTGTTAGCTGAAGAGGAAGCAGTTTTAGTCGCTTGTGCAAACTGACTAATTGACTGCGTCATTTGTTTAACTGGAGCAGACAACTTATTGACTGCTGTAAATACTGCTGATATGTTAAAGGATCTTGCCATTATATGTCCTTATTTTCTATCTCCGATATGCGTTGTGCTTGAGTCATGAATAATTCAATTTCCTCGGCAGTAGAGTTTAATAATTCGTCCTTTCCCCACCCCCAAAAACGGGCAACATCAAAACAGTTATTAGTTACTGTTCCGGTGTCTGTGTCGAGGGGATGACAAAATCCAAAAAACTACTGAGTTCTCCGGCAATTTCAAATGCTATTTCTGGTTCAAGCATTTCAATTTCTATATCATTTAAATTTGCCATTTTGCGTAACATTCGCTGAACAACTTCAATTTCTGAAGGATTTCGCCAAATTACTTCAAGTGACTTGGAGAATGGATTTTTTTCTGCTATTGGTTTACCAAAAGCAACAAAATCTTTAAAAGTGGGTTTTGTGATATTTAAGGTTGTGGTTAGATTTCCATCAACCAAAATAGGTTTAGATATTTTAATAGTATCTGTCATTGAGAATTATTCCTAAGAATTGTGAATAGTGAAGAGGGCGAACACCCTCTTAACTATTTATATATTTTTAAGAATGACTCTTATAACCAGGTTCCATCACCGCTAAATTCAAAGTCGAAAGTACCTTCTTTCGTGCTGATTTTACCGTCACCAGTATAACCCGCTCTTGATAGTACGAAAGTGGTTCCATTCGCCAATTGAATGGTAATAGAAACATTTGTTGCAAGAACTAAAGGTTCTGGATCAAACCCTGGATTGGTTGTAATAGAACCAGATACTTTATCGAATTCAGGTTGCTCTGAATAAGTATTTGTGCCATCTGATGCTTTTTGAAATTCCCTTTTAACACCACCTAAGTAAGTAATATCAAAGTTACCATCCGCTGGTTGTGAATAATTCACCCCGTCGATTTTGAAGTGGGCGACACCTCTTACTAATTTTGCCATTTATTATGCTCCTGTGTTCAAATAGAACTCTGTTTTAATTGCTATAACTCGAAGGTTATTCACAAGATAAGGTGCGAATAGGATATTCACGCGATTTGGATCATTCCCGTCAAGTTCTACAAATGATTTTTCTTTGAACTTTTTCATTTCTTGAACCAATCCATCTCTTTCCCATTCTGCATATTGAGCAACCAATTCTGCGAATATGTCTTTAGGCGTAACAACTGCTTGACCGAAACCGAACTTTGTTCCGTCTGCAGCAAGTTTCATTCGCGGAAATTTTTGAGTAAAACGATATGTCAATGCTTTTTGCAAATATGCCAACGTGGTTAAGGTTTCTACATCCAAATACGATGGGTCTGCTTGTGAGTATGAGTTCTTCTGATAAGTCGTAATAGAACGTTCAATTTGAACAGCAGATACGTTATATTTCAGAGTGGCAATGCCATTCCAAAGAAGAATATTACGCGTAGTTGAAGTAAATCTATCTGCTTCTTTTGCTGCAATAATTCCTTGAAGAACCAAAGTTTGAACAGTTCTTGCTGGGTCATTATTTAGTGCGTTCGATACTTGACCCAAGATTGCTCCAATTACATCAGTTGATGCATTTGGTACGCCGGTTTCATATCCAAACAATGATTGATGTTGGTCGTTAATTGCATTCCCAAGTGTTACCAGAGCACTTGATGTATCTGCTTTGCAAGTCCAGGCGTGACCATACTGGGCCTTCAATGGACTCCAACGACCAGTTGTATCATTTAGGAATGCTGTCAGAGCGGCAATATTCGAAGTATCAGCATAAGGATGACCATAAAACATAAATTCTTGGTCACCTAATAATGATAATTTAGAACTAAATGATGGGTCAGTTGCACCGGCAGTGCCAGCAGCAATAGCCACTGTCACACCAGCAGGTAAAACTTCATTCGCCAATTTTCCACGGAAATTCAGGACGACAGGAATTGATGTTCCTAATGTACCTTTATTCTTAGCAGTGATAGTTACTACACCAAGTGCTGAAGTCGCTGTAAACGGAGCATCTTTGGCAGCAGTAATAGCAGCAACAGTTGCAGCCGCTTGAGTGGTTGGAGAATCTCCTATTACAACTGGAACATTAACTACTTCACCGCCCAAATAAAATGCATGGGTGCCAGAACCTGTAGCGGTTCCAGTGAAAGTAATAGTTTTAGTCGCTGCAGTTGCGCCTGATACGTCATTTAGTGGAAGAACCCACAATTCGGTAAAGTCGTTATTGAGTTTGAAGAATTGAACCATTCTTGCAAGTTGGGAACCAGTGCCATAAAGTGACTTGGCCTGATCTGCACTTGTTATAAGAGTTGGTTCCTCAGTAATTGCGTTGATTGATTGGCCGAAAAGTAGCGCACGAGAGTTTTCAACGAAATAACCTGCTTTTTCGTTAGAGAACTCACCAAATACTAACGGAATACGTAAGTTTTTTGAAATGTTGATGAAAGATATTGCCATAATTAGTTTTTCTCCATTTGGCTGTTAGTTGGTTCCTTTTTTGACGAAGGTTTAGGTTGTTCGGTTACTTCAACTAAATCCCCTTCCGCAAGTATTCTTTGATAGTACATTTGTAAATCGAAAGGCAAAATGTCCAAATCAATAACATCATCGTCTTCATGAAATTGAAGTCTTTGTGGGTCGAATACCTTCGTAACCAGGCCATCTTTGATTTTGAATTTGTTAGGTGTGAGTTTCATTTTATTGGTCCAATGTTATGTCAGTAGTTAATTCAATTCGTCCATCTGGCCCTAATACTTCACCTTCTGGTAATAAATTTGGATCGGCAGCGGGTGAAATTACATCCGTGTCAATATGTATACTTTCCAATGTAATGGTAATATCTGGGATAAACTCATCTTGATATTTAAGTGCTAATTTAATTTCTGCTGATGCTTGATTTGTTTCACCTGCTTTTCCATATGCAAATTCAGTGCTGATTTCTGGATATTCAGAAAACTGTGATATCCAATCAGGATTTGTCATCAGAATAGTTTCAATTAATAAAACCACATCATCTAATAACTTGTAATAAGTATTTGGATTGGTAAGTGTTACAATTATTTCAATTACCTCATCAACATCATGATAGCCACCGGAATCGAAATTAGTTCTTTTCTTTGAAATTGATTGAACTGATATTCCGGGTTTTGGCATTGGTGCTTGAAATGAGTCAACACGACATTGGAAAACCGAGAAAGGTAATTCTTTCAAGATATTAAATATTTCTTCTCGTTTAGTTGTCATTCGTTTATTAACTCAATTTTTGTAATACCAACAGTATCAGAAACTAATTCTCTAACTCTGAAATTAGTACCGTTCACATATATTGGAGATGATTGATCCAAAGATAATATATCTTGGGTTTTACAAACCAAATTAGTATCCATTGCAATTACATTTAACATTTCATCAAATATCTTTTGGCCTTTATTAAATATCGCGACAAATTCAAATTGATTGCCAGTTTCAGCAAAAGCAGTTACTGGAACCCCAAAAGGTTCCAGTAATCCTTCTAAATCAGAGTCAGTAAATATCATTTATTAACGACTAAGTTCAGTTGCCATTAACCAATAATATCTTTGCAGATAGCAAATGCTGAAAGACGTTTTATCAACATATCCCAGAAGGAGAATGAGCGGATAAAGACTTTGCTATTGTCAGCACCTGTTACGTAATCAAATTCAACTGCGATTGATCCCCACTGTGCCACCAAAAACTCGCTCCAATCACCAAGAACTGCAGCAGTTAAATCTGTTGCGGTATGAGTTCCTTTTGCGAAATTACTTGGAACGTTTTGTGATGCGAAGTAAGGTAGCCCGGCCAAAGTTGTTTGGTCATAAGGTAAGATATAACCAGACGCGGTGTTGGCACTGTCTTTCAAAGTGGTTGAAAGAGTTTCGCGTAATTGAGAAGAAAGTACGAATTTCGCAGCATCAACATCAACTTTGTTGTTGGTTAAAACTTTACGCATATTGCTGAATAAAGCGGCACTTGCAACGCCACCGTTTGTACCAGCAGCAACAATGCCACTACCTGTAATTTCGTTAATTAAACCGTCTGTTGAAAGACCAACAGAAGCACCACCCCATGCAGCAGCATCAAGTGCTTGAGCAATTGCTTTATACAATTGATCCAAGATTTTTACTTGAACATTTGGAATGTCTTGAATTAATGACTGACGGGTCATTTCGAATTTTGCAACCATTTCTTTAGGTGCAATTGTTTTACCAGAGGTTGTTAAACCTTGTGCAGTTGGCAAATTACCAGATTCTGTTACCCATGAAGTTGTTGCATTTGAACTGATAACTGGGATAGAGGCATTTTGTTGAAGGCCAAGCATGGTGTCGGTTCCAACTTTGTCCAACCAAGTTTTATTCCATAACGCATCAATCAATTTATCAGGACGGTATTGGGTACCAACCAATTCAGCACCAGAACCAGCAGTTGTTGCAGTTACACCAGCACGAGTTACTTGCGCATTGGGGTCAAGTAGAACGATGTTTTGGTCATATCTTAAAAGACCACCAGATTGAATTGATCTTTCTTGACATACTTCGCGTTCGTAACCGGCGTTTGACCAGTCCTTGTTGAGTGCCGCTCTAAATGCTTTATCTGTATCGAACGAACGTTCTTGTTTAATATGAACAGCAGGTGCAGAATTTTGAATTGCGTCTTGAGGCGCCTTAACAATGTTAATTTCTGCAGAGCGTTTTTCAACTTCATTCAATACTTCAGAACGAATTTCGTCGAAGGTTTTTTCTGAATTGATAAATTCAGCAGCACGGGTTGCCATGTTCCATTTAGAGCATAGGTCATTGATAGAAACAGCACGTTGAGTTGCTTCTTTGATTGCCAATGAACGAACTTCTGCTTCGTTAAATTGTGTTTTGGTTTCTTTAATATCTTCCATTTTTATGGGTTCCTTAATAGGGGTTATAGGTTCTATTGATCTATTTATTCCGACAGTAATATCTACCGGAACACCAACACTGCTAATTTCATAGGGTTGGAATTTATATTTGAATGCTTTAATACCTTCTATCTGACCAACCAAGGTCTCGCCCCCACGGAAGTATCCCACTGACACGTTGGGTCTAACACCATTTTTAATATCATTGATGATGCCTTGTTTACTTTCGTCAGAAGAGAATTTAATCAGTGCCCGTCCTTTTGATCCACTAATCCAACCTTTTACTACAGCACCAATATGTGCTTCAGGGTCGTCATATTTGTGTTCAAGTACAAAGGGTACTGTTCCCGCTTCAATACGAGAGAAATCAGCATCAGCACTTTCGTGAGACAAAATCTCCCAGCCATGGGAGCGAAGGTAAGGTGCCTCAGACGAAAATGATATTTCTATGGTGTTATCAAGTTCGTTATATGTATCTGCTTCAAATTCAGCAGATCGAATAAATTTTTGCGTTTCATCCATAATATTCATATCCTATTTAGTTACTATCTATTTATAATAATTTATGTTTACAATTTTCGCCGTGCCATCTCGTATAATTTCTATAGTCAATAGATTTATTACAATAAGGACATATATTTTTTTTTGGAATTTCACCTACATTCCAGGGTATAATTCCAAATCTTGCTTCTCTCATTTTATTTAAGGTTTCTTCGGAATAGATATCTGTTTTCCCTGAATTCCATGCTGGTTTATTTGTTTTAACCCCTTTATTCCAAGGTATTTGACCTTTATGGATTTTACTAAATTGTGATTTAGTCGCGTCCGTATGAGTTTTCCCTCTTCGATTCCATTTTTTTGTTGAATGATGATTATAAAGAACACCTGATTTCAAATACATTTCAATCATTTCGTCTTCCAACTTTTCTACTTCATCATCTGTTCCTTCAAAAACAATTTCCCATTCAATTTCGTTGAATATTGGTTTTACTTCTTTTGAACTGGTTTTATATTTCTTTCCGAAATCTTGTTCAGCAGTTCTATTTAATTTTACATTTGCCCATCGAGCACCAACATATATTTTGTCAGTTGTTGGATGATATCCAAGATAAACATATGCTTTTGGTTCTTTATAAATAATATCAGTCATTTCATTACCTCATTTAATGTTGTGATTAGAAGGAGATAATCATTTGCAGTGGTTATCTCCTTTGTTATGTTTAGTTATTTATTTTGTTGGTTTTCTTGTTGTTGAGTAAGTGCTTCAAGTTTTAAAATATCAGCCATTACAGGTAATTTAATTCCAAGTGTTTCCATTTTTTCATTTTCTTCAGCAATACTTTTAATAGTTTCATCAAAATCTACACCAAGTAGTTCAGCACTTAATTGAGATAAACTTGCAATACCTAATTGATATAGCATTATTGCAGATTTGGCTGTTTCAACTAAATTAACAGAGGCGAATCCGCGTGGTGTCCATTTAACAGAACAATACTTAGAATATTTATTTGCTGGTAATGGAATTCGATTTGTATCAAGTTGATATTTCAACCAATCCCTATATACTCGATCTAAAAAGTTATCAATAAACCACTGTTGTTTGTTTTTAAACATGGTTTGATCTTCTAAAAAACTATACTTTGCAGAACTAAAGTTAATGCTTTCTAAATCATTTGCAATTGCTGAATACGACATACATAAACCACTTGCTGCCGCTTTTAATTGTGCCTTGATAAAATCAGGCATATTTGAATTTGGTGAATTAAAGTCAACAACTGTTGGTGTTGCTCCCATCGGTAATATGTCAGCACCACCCGGTGTTAAGTTGGTATTAATTTGACCAATGGCATCAATATCTTCCTGACTGATACCGCCTTCACCAACTGGAATTGTAAAATATAGTTGTTTAAGACTTGCCACGCGGGCCATCTCAAGTTCAGAAATGCGATAGGCATTAAGATGGTGTAAAGCAAGTATGGCACTTACAATCCAAGGGAAACCCCTAACTTGTCCAACGTAATGTCGTTCAAATAAGTGGTAACATTGGTCAGCAGGAATTCTTATGGAAGGTGCTGTTGGGATAGCATTCGATAAAGTGGCCATTGGATTTTTTAATTGGCTACTTAACCAATAAGCAACTGGTCTTAAATTTCGGTCAAATTCAACCGATTGGAAAATTACATTTCCGTTTGAGGTGTATCCATTATATGCATGTGATAAACATTCAATTGGGATAAGGTCTAATTGAAATCCCGCTGGGCCAAATTGAGAACCGAATTTTTTAATTGCAAAAAATTCGCCATCCCTGGCGACTGACTCAATAATCAACTTATTTAGTTCGACAAAACTCATACAACCATCGGTGGTACTTATTCCGTATTTGCCCCAATCTTTCCAGGCAAGTTCAATCATTTTATTTGGGTTGTCATCCAATCGACCGTTTTGTTTAGTTGATTGAACGTGTAAATCTATTCCTGTGTTGCCAATTATATTGTTACGCCAAAGTTGAAGTGCTTTGGTAATATGTGGATCATTTTGTGCAAGTGCTCTACTTCTATTTCGAATTGTATAAATTGACGAAGTTAAATCTAAATTAATCGAATATGTTTCGTCTAAATCATCCAATCGTCCTTGGCGTGCTGCATTTAAACTTCTGATATTCTGATTTTTATATTTAATAACTTCTTTTTCTTTCGGTACTGTTTGTTGAATTCGTTTTCTCGCCACGGTATATCCTTATAATTTAACGAACAAAGCGATATAAGTATCGCTTTGGTGCTTTATTTTTAAGTGTCATGACCTTATTTTTATAATGGTCTCGTAATTGAAGTAATTCAGTCATTGTCATACGTTGAAGCGTTTTACCGTCGATTGTCGTTAAAATATGGTCAAGTTGCCCTTTCGTTGCTCGATTTTCCATATATGCTTCAATTGCATCCAACATAATTTCTTCATGTGAACGGAGATCAATATTACTTAACTGAATTGGATCATCCAACACCTCCAATTCACGCTGTTGAATAGTTATTCTTTCAATTCCACGCACAACATAAAATATTGCCTTATAAACTCCGGGAGTTAAGGCAGCAGTGACTGAAGTCGATAAAGTTAATACATATTCACCGGATTCAATTGTTGCCACAATATCTGCTGAACCCAATCCGCGTATTGCCAAATGCAATTCGTATCCAAGACCAGGAGCATAATCTTTATTAATCGTAGTTTTAAAGGTGAAACTATCACCTTGAACCAACTGATTAGGAAAATTAATAATCATAATATCCTTATTTTGCTTTTAAATTATTCCAACTACCATATTTACTTATTTTAGGTGGAGGAAGTTCTGTACTATTTATAATATTTTGAATTGCCTTTTTTTCTGGCTGTTTTGAGATAATAATTGGGGTATTTACTGGAGTTTTGGGAGAATTTAATTGTTTTTTGATGTTATATTCAGCATTCTTTTTTGCAACAGGTCTTATAATTTCGAAGGCGGCCATTGCGTAAATTCGACAGTCGAGTGCTTCATTTGGAAGATTTTTATCCTTCTTTTCGTAGTGCCAATAACGTTGACCACGTTTATCTACAATTGATGTGCGGGTTTCAGATTGACATAACTGAATAAAATACTCCTGTTCTCTATCTTGAGGAAAAAAGCAATATCCGACTTTTGTTTCATCAGTTAATTGAAGATTGTTATAAAGTTGTTCCTTAAATACATCTACCGCCACTCGATAAAAACTTGCTCCAAATGGAGATTTGGATAAAGTTATCATTGCACGTGGACCACCAATACCTTTAGTTGCATATATTCTTTCGTTTTTACTTAATTCACAAAACTTATAAACTGTTTTCGTGTTATAACCTGAGTCAATTAAAGTTAACGTAACACCTAATTTGATTCCGTCTAAACGGTTATATTGTTTTAGGAGTTCAGTTTTAAATTCGTTAAAAGTAGCAAGATCTTTTGTATCACCTTGAACCACTAAATAATCAATTGAATATGTTTGACCTTCAGCCGTGTGACCAAGTACTTCACATTCAATCCTATCTGCCTGTACGTCAGCACCGGCAGTTAATAAAATAACGTTATTTGGAATGGAATTAAGTGAATAATCAAGACCACGAGTACTTACCGATAAATCACCAACTAATTCACCTTGATATTTGAAGGGAAGACCGAGAACAGTATTGTAAAAAGGTTGGAGTTTTGAAGGTAAATTGTCAGTTGCTATGTATTCATAAACCATGTCCTTGAGTTTCGTCCAAGGAGAAACTAAGGCATTGGTGTGGAAACCTGGAGTTCGATGACCAGGATTACGTGCTATGTACTTTCCATTGAAGGAGGCTATTAAACGTTCATTATCATTATGACCGGCACCACAGTGTGGGCAAGTTAATAACGCATCCTCAGGTTGAATCCACACGATATGTTTCCACTCTGGATAAAAATACTCATCACAATGGATACATTTAATGTGGTAATAACGTTGATCTGAGTCGAGGAATAATGTGTGTATGTTTGACGCATCTTCAATTGTCGGAGTTGAAACTGCTACGAACTTGCTATCATGAAAGTTCTGAGAACGACGACGAACAATATCAACTGGATTCCCTTCAGTCTTTGCAGAAACCGGATAACGGTCTGTCTCGTCGAGTAAAATTACTCGTATGGGACGACCTGCCAAAGCAGTCGGTGAATTTGATCCGGCCATAGCAATAAATCCACCGGGGAAGGATTTATGCATTATCGTATTAGCGGAATCTCCGTAAGCATCCGATTTGAACAAATTGGTCAGCACTGGAGTGTCTCGTATCATCGGTGCAATTCTTTCCTTGGAAAAAGATGCTGCTGCTCCTTCTGTTGGTTGAATGAGAAGAATTGGACTTGGTTCCTGTTCTGCGTAAAAACCCAAAACGTTTAAACAGAATTCAGTCTTACCAAGTTGAGAACTAATCATCAAAACAACACTGCTGACCGAGTCATCAGAAACTGTTTCCATAATTTCCCGCATATATGGCACTCGAGATGTGCGCCAACGCCCAGGCTCAGCGGCTGACTCCCTACTTAATCGACGGAAGGTATCTGCCCACTGAACAAGATTAAGTTTTGACCTTGGTTTGAGAGTTTGCTGTGCAGTATTTTTTAGTAATTCATTAATTCGTGAGAGAGTCGTCATAAGATAATTCCGCTAAGATTTCTCCAACTTCCTGTTGGATAATTCTCTTGATTTCGAGTGGATCAATCAGCGGAGCGAGTACGTGAGGTAATTTGCTTTCAAGCGTTAAAAGTTTTGAACGAACCCTCGTATATTCGGTTGCAACAGCGGTGGATACTTCAATAACCGGTATGTAATTACGTTTAACAATATCTATGTCAAGTTGAAGTTTGTCGGCCTCAAGTAATAACTTTTTAAGTCGAGCACCAACCAATGGATTACCGGATTCATCTGAGTCGACGTTATTCTTTTTATTGAGTCGTTCAATTCGACGAATTGCTTTACTTGGAAAGGATTCATTGAGTTCGTAATTGGCACTCTTTTGACCTCCCCTTGATTTTTTTGTAGTGTCTGTCATATTAGGTTAATGTAAAAAGTTACTATATGACCCAGAAGTGAAGTTGTGAAAACC